ATGGCTATGGCAATGGCAATGGCAATGGCGATGGCGATGGCTATGGCGATGGCTATGGCTATGGCGATGGCAATTGCTATGGCTATGGCTATGGCTATGGCGATGGCAATGGCTATGGCTATGGCTATGGCAATGGCAATGGCTATGGCAATGGCAATGGCTATGGCTTATTTGATAAATTTTTTAAAATGTTAGTTCTTGTATGAAAATAACCCCTGAAATGCGCAAGATTGCAGCGGATGGAAAAATGATTGCAGATAAACTCAAAGAACCTGAAATGCATTCTAATGTGCAACGCTGGGAAGACAGCCTTAAGGATATCAGGGCTTATACCCCTAATCCACATCGCGCACCCAGTTCATCACGTATATTGGGGATGTTGGATGAGAAATAGTTTTTGGATTCCTACTTATGTTTGGCTTCTTGCCTTCCTTATCCCGGCAATATCAACCATTGGGTATAGTCTGCGTTTTTCATTTTGCTGCGTTTGGCCCAATGTGCCTATAAGGGGCGAGAGGAAGAAGGAAAAGACGGATTCGGCTCTACGCCTTTGGAAGCCCTTAAGGGACTGCTAGAAAATTACGAAGATTAACCAACAGGAATATGATTATGGCCAAAGTCAATACACTACACATGGAAACAAAAGTAGAAATAAACCGCGAATTGGCGATCAAGGTATTATCTGTTGTGGATAAGGGGCTATGCAGAGGATTAGGTACACCTGAAGCCGGTAAAATGTGTGTAGAGGCTGCAGTAAACTACGCAATGGGCTTACCACACGGTGACAATCCATCCTGCGTATCCCCTGCTGTGCGCTCGCTTAAAATTAGACTCAACGACAAAAATTGGTCATCTAATGCAGCTAGAGCAAAAGGAATGCGTCGCCTTGCGATAGCGCAACTTGGGACTGCGGGACAGATAAAAGATGCAGAGTTCGTTAAAGCCGTCGCAAAAATGACGATAGAAAAGATTGTGCCGCGTGCCCTGAGAAGTGCTGCAAGAATCGCCGGCAAGGTTAAGAAAGCACTATTGGAAGAGTGGGCTTTGAATATCGAAAAAGAACCAACAGAAAAAGTTTGCAGGCTAGCAGTAAAGATAATCAGAAAAGAAAATGCTGCTGATGCTGATGCTGCTGCTGATGCTGCTGCTGCTGCTGCTGCTTATGCTGCTGCTGCTTATTCTGCTGCTGATGCTGCTGCTTATGCTGCTGCTGCTGCTGCTGCTGCTGCTGCTTATGCTGCTGCTGCTTATGCTGCTGCTGCTTATGCTGCTGCTGATGCTGCTGCTTATGCTGCTGTTTGCGACAAAGAAATGTCATTTTTCGCTGAGGAAGTGATTCAAATACTTATTACCATGAAGGCACCGGGAACTGAATGGCTTGATTTGACAGTTAAAGCAGCCTGATTAACAAACAGAAATACCATTTAACAGGAGGATTTATGTACCAGTCACGTTTAGATTACGAATACGAGCAAGCCTGTGAGGAAATCGCTAAACATGAAAAACGCAAACAGGAATTCATTGATACCGTTCCCGTGCACCATCTTACCGCAAAGGAAATAGAGCGTTTCAAAGCAGAAGCAGAGGAAACATACGACAACGCATTCCATCGTATTATTGAGGAAGCAAAGCGTATACGTGATGATTACGAAAACAAAGAACAACGCGCCCATGAACGTAGTGAATCAACCTATTTTTAATTTCAACAATGGAGAATAAAGTGGATAATCTAGATATTGATAACCTTACTGTAAAACAAGTGCGTGACCTCCAATGTCTTTTAGGAAAAGGGAAAGAAGAATATCCTTGCCCTTATAAGGTTGGTGAAAACTATCTTATTCGCACTGTAACAATGATTCAGATTGGAAGATTGGAGTCAGTAGGGCCACAAGAACTTGTGCTTTCATCTGCTGCATGGATTGCAGATACAGGACGTTTTCATGATGCACTTAAAAAAGGAACTTTAAATGAAATTGAACCATTCCTTACTGATGTAATAATCGGGCGCGGTTCAATCATAGACGCTACCATTTGGACACACAAACTTCCTAAAGAGCAAAAGTAAATGAACGCGGTAGGACTTAGATTAGGTTGGGATCGGTCGGGGTCGGGGTCGGGGTCGGGGTCGCGGTCGTGGTCGGGGTCGCGGTCGTGGTCGGGGTCGGGGTCGGGAAAAATTTAGAAAGGACATTCGGATGAGTATGAACAGTGCAATCACCCAGCAAAATAACAAGGATTACCTCAATGTACGAATAGAGAGGGAAAAACTGAGAGATTCTCTGCAAGATATTTTGTCGCGTTTTGAATCTGCCGTTGGATGCGGAGGAAAAATTGAAGGCGACGAAGAGGCTATAAAAAATGCAAAATTTTTATTGGAGTTAGTATGAACATAACGCCTGAAATGAAAAAAATAGCCGCTGACGGTAAAATGACTATAGATAAAATCAAAGAACCCGAAATGCACTCTACTGTTGATCGGTGGAATGACAGGCTTGTGGATTTTTCAGTTATCCGAAAAATCCCAAACCAGCACCGCGCACCAAGTTCATCACGTATAATGGGGATGTTAGATGAGAAATAAATTATGGCTTCTTGCCTTCCTTGTCCCGGCAATATCAACCATTGGGTATTGCAGTTACATGGAAGGTTCAAAGCATCAGGCGGAATTACTACAACAGGATGAACGCATTTTAAGGAATTACCATGACTGAAGGATGGCGGATAAATTACTTCATGGATGGGAAAAAGTCTTACCCGGAATTGTATATTTACCGTAATGGCACAAAAGAAGAAGCTACCAAAGAAGCAAAGAAATTCAGGAATAAACTGTTTTTCCCTGAAAGACGAACATACGAACTTGAAAGGATATTTTAATGAGCACCATTTTACCTAAAGATTCAGGCGGAGATTTTGAGCTATGTCCCGCAGGGACGTTCATAGCTACCTGTTACCGGGTCATAGACCTTGGTACACAGCAAATTGAATGGCAGGGAAAAGTAAAGCGCCAGAAGAAAATCATGCTTTCATGGGAGCTAACAACGGAGAAAATGAAAGACGGTCGCCCCTTTAGCATCCACAAGCGCTATACCCTTTCTTCTTCTGATAAGGCTACCTTACGCATCGACCTTGAATCATGGCGTGGCGTTGCCTTCAAGGACGAGGACTTTGGTAAGTTTGATATTGCCGTCCTGTTGGGCAAATCCTGCCTTATGGGCATAGTTCACGACCATAAGGACAGTAAGACCTATTCCAACATCAGCTCTCTCCTACGGCTTCCTAAAGGGGTAGAAGCGGATTCGCTGGTTAACGCCCCGGTCAAATTCAGTTTATCGGAGTTTGACCAAGAGATTTACGATAGTTTTGGAGATGGGCTTAAAGCCACTATTGCCAAATCACCGGAATATCAGGAATTGAAAGGCGGTCATAAAACAGAGCCGAACACAGCAGAGGATGGGCGTGAGTTTGCGCCCGCAAATGCAACTTTTGACGATGAAATCCCCTTCTAATGCCCATATTCCTCAAAACCATAGCGGTCATTAAAGACCATAAGTTCCCTCAGCATATCGTGGATAAGGTGAGGGAAATACTACAAACACAAGAAGGAAAGAAAGTAACTATTACCTTGGAAAGTGAAAAGAAACACCGCTCACATCCGCAAAACTCATACTACTGGGGAGTTGTGCTCCCGCTTATGTACTCTGCTTTCAGGGATGACTGGGGAAACGATGTAACCAAAGAAGACGTGCACCAATATCTGAAAGAACATGTAGGCAAACTAACCAAGGAAATAGTGGATGCAAACGGTGAGTCCCGGACAGTGCTTAGGTCTAGCTCTTCACTAAGCACGATGGAATTTGAAGAATGGATGGAAAGAATACGTGCCTTTGCCGCCCCGTTTAATATTCAAGTCCCCTTGCCGGGGGAGCTTATTTATCAAGAAAGGAGTTCTTATGTACCCGCAGACAGCAAAAGTACTAACAGCCCTGAGACAATCGAAATCTAAGGGGATAAGTTTCCACTCTGTTATGTGGTCAAGGTCGCTGCCAAAGCGCGTATGTGAATTGATAGAAATGGGATACTCGATTGCAAGGATATCTGAACGAACTGAGGGATATAATTACAAGCGATATGTATTAACAGGCGAACCGAAGTAACGATTTAACGGATGGAGGAAGTTTATGAGTAGAAAGAAAATTATCAAAGGACTCAAACAAACCATTAATCAGGTAGAGGACGAGGCAAAACTGAGAATCATGGCTGAAATGAAGAATCAGGCACAGCAACAGAGGATGCAAATTGCCATGCAGGTACAAGAGGGAATACAGAAAGCTTACGAACATATCATGCCCAATGCTATGCGTAATAGCGTTAAAGGCGATGAGGCTTGGTCTGTGATTTCCTATCTTGTGCGTTCAACTGAGGCGTTAAAGAAACTTATCTGAAGTAAATATTCAATGCGGCATCACGCAAATATAGGTGAGAAGATAAATAAACTATTAGAAACCAAATAAATGTAGGGGATTGTTATGGAAAAATTGGAATTACCCAAGGGCGATGACATACAGCTCGCCATTATCGCTCATCGTTTCGCGCCCGCAGGAACTGGGGAAAGAATATTCGCCCAGAATTATCTATTCTCATATGGACTATATGAAATAGTGGAAAAGAACAATGAGCAACAGCGAAGGGATAGGGGATGCGCCATGAAGTCACGCCCGTAGTGGAGGAAATATGAACTCCCCTGAATCGCTGATAGGGCAAATAAAAGCCGTTATAGACTCCGAAGTCTCTCGCTGTGCAGATGACCGTATAGGCCGCAATTACAAGCTTGCCGTGATGAATGTGTGGAATAGGATTGAGCCGATATTCATCAGAGAAGCAGAGCAGAATACCGCCACCTCAGGCTCTCAGGAAACTGAGACTGCAAACCGGGAACGTGAATCAACACGTGAGGGCCATGGACGCATGGTCGCAGGCGGGTCATCTGATACATTGATAGCGAAAATGCGAGCCAAGAAGTTTAAGATTGACGACAATCTAGGCTACGAACATAGCCGCGATGAAATTGCTTTTAATAATGGAGTGGAACACGCAATCATGGTCGCAGAAAAACACGCTCAGCGTGAGATTTCCTCAAGCACATTGATAGGGTTGTTTTCCGATATTTGGAAAAAGATAGAATCAGCTAAACACGCAGTTTATACTCGTGACCATGCTTCCATAAAAGAAGCTGTTAATAATGCTCATTCGCTTTGCCGCCCTTTCTGGGATGAGCTTACAGCAAAACCGCTTGTAGGTTCGAGTGAGATTCCGTTTAACGAGCGCATAAAAATCATGCTTGATAAAGCATCGGAGACAAATGCGTGGTGGATAAACGAAGAGCCAAGACATCAGGCTGCTGCTATCTTAGCCTCACTCTTGCCGTTTGATCATTCTGCTCGTGTTCCGGTGCGGGAACACAGAGAGATTTCGTTACACGAGATGGAGATTGATTTTACCTGTGAACGGACAAAGAAACGCTGGAAATTTAAGAGCCTCACTAAATTAGTAGAGGCATTTCTTGATGCAACTCAGCCGAAGCGGGAATCCGGGAATGTGCAATATCAGTGTGTCTGTGGTCATAGGTGGGTAGGAAACTTAAATCCAACAGAAAATTGTCCGAAGTGCAACCCGCCAGAAATAGAAGATGCAGGAGGTAAATAATGTTTTCAGCAAATCAACCGTGGCAAGTTGTTCCGAAACGAAGCGACCGATGGAGAGCAAGAGTAGTTGATTGTTTTGGGCACCTCGTAATTCCCGATGTAAACATCAATGATGCTCATTCAATAGTAATGGCCATGTTGCCCAGACCAACAAACGGAGGAACAAAATGAGCGAAACAGCAGCAGAGGTATTACGCAAAGCATCTTATACGCGGATGAAACATGCCATTAAAGAGGCGCAGACGCTTATTGTTCTGCTGGACAGGATAAAGAATGGCAACGCCCCCATTCAGGAGATGGCCAACGTCCGGGGGACGGTTTCCAAACTCTGCCAGTCAGTACATGAGGCAAGTGCCTATTTCTCTTCCTACGAGACGGTGATGGCGGGCAAAGAGTTATTACCTATGAGTCGTCCCCATCGTCGAAAGAAGATAGGTCGTGTTTTTATTCGAGACCGCAGACCAGAACCTAGCAACGAATCAACCGTCGAGGAAACGAAATGAGCGCCATAGAGTATGTTGCAAAGGCTATTTGGAACTGGGAACACGAAAGCCGATTAAATGAGGTATTGGCGGTGAAATGGTCGCTTCTTAAAGAGGATTACTATGAGAAGGCAAAAGTAGCGATTGATGCCTATAACGAATATAGGGATAACGAAAAATGAACAAAATCGATCAGATAGTTTATTTATTACGCAATGCCGAACGTTCTCAAGATAATGCAGACTTAATGGATGATGCAGCTAGTGCACTAGAATTATATCACGAGGCATTGGAGAAAATAGCTAATTACACGTATTCGCAGGCGGCTGCTCTCAATATTCCTAAAAAGAACTGGCACGAACGAAGAGCTTGGGGAATGCAGAGGATATCCACAGACGCACTCAAACAAAAGTTAACTAATAAAATTGAACCAATAAGATTGCTGGGGGATTTGTGAAAGTGATATTAGTAACGCAATTTATCCACCCACCGATTGGCACGCGTTATTTCGATTGGTGCGCTTACCCTGAGCATGATGAAGAATCTATGTGTTACGGGTGGGGGCGCACGGAGGTTGAAGCGATAGAGGATTGGAAATACAATTTCGGTGAATACGATTCTGTAAAGGCAAAGAAGAAATGAAAGTATTAAGCTTATTTGACGGTATGGCTTGCGGGTACGAGGCGCTGAAACGCGCCGGGGTGCCAGTGACGGAGTATCATGCCTTCGAGATAGACAAGCACGCTATCCAGGTAGCAAAGAAAAACCACGGCAGGCCAAGGGGCTGGATTCTCCGACCCGCGTTCCAAATCTGCGAGACTTTCTGAAAGAGAAGGCTTTTAATATTCTTAATCAAATCCGACTTTAAACAACAATCAATCTGAGGAAATATAATGGAAATAGACGCAACACTAGCTGAACGCGGCAAGCGGTACGGTGACTTCAAGACCCATGCCGAGATAACCCAGCGTCTCAAGGAGGTAATGCAAAGCTACCCAGGCTGGGGCAAGCTGTCGCACGACAAGAAGGAGGCTCTAGAGATGGTGGTACACAAGATAGGCCGCATACTGAATGGTGATCCTGAGTTCCATGACTCGTGGCACGATATTGTTGGGTACACCAAACTGGTGGCCGACACCCTGCAACACGCTTAGAGCAACTGATGAGGGAAGCATGGCAAAGGTAAATAAGTACAATGTGGTCTTAAAGTACAAGGTGGCAGACGCTACTTCTTACGAGGTGTATGCACATTCTGAAGAGGACGCAGCGGATATTGCCCGGCATAAAATTTCTCACGAGCGCAGAGATTACGCAGACCTGAGCGAAATAACAGTTGCTAAAATCGGCCTATTAAACGGATAACTGGTAGGGATATGAATCTTTATAGAGTAAGAAGAACATGGTTCGGAAGATGCATTCTTCAATGCTATCACAAGGCTCAGAATAGCGAAAACTCTGGCTGGTTTGATGTCCCATATCGTAAAGCCGCGCCGTCTTATCGGGAGTGGTACGAAACGATTGCCCCAGACGAAACTCAATCTTTAACCGATAACTGATAAGGATATTTTATGCGTCAATTTGAAGAGCTATAGACTATATGTTGATTATGGCAAACGATAAGGATGTTGAAGATGTTTTGTGGTGCATGCGCTGGTGGGGAATTTTCTCTATCGTGTTTATGCTAATGATGTGTTTTGGATAGGCAGAAACATGGGGATTAGTAGGTACTGGCCGGGACTGCGAATAGAATACAAGTCAGGTGGAAAATTGCGGACTGGTATTATAGAGATTGTTATCACAGTAGAAAATGACAAATGGACTTATGGTATTAGAGCCGATCATTCAGGATACCCAGTCTTTCGTAAGGAAAATGAACTTTGGCGTGCGCCGGACAACCAAAAACAACGGACTGATAATTTGGAGTAGATGATGGAGTTTTGCCCTATACCAGTTAACACAAAAGAAGATGACAAATGTGCTAACCCATATTGCCGCCAACCTATGAAAAGTCATTATCGTTTTGGAAGAGATAGAACAAAAAGCGACGACGAAAGCTACGAGCGATATTCAAAACTATGGTCTATAATGGAGAGGGAATTAAGAAAACCTATGCCATTGAAGGGTTCTGTAACACCAGATGGGGAATGAAATGGATACATTAGAAGATAAGGCCGCCGACGTTGCGAATGAGATTTACGAAACCGCTGTAGCAGGGGGTAGGGCTGATGGAATCAAAATAGCCTTAATAGAATTTGCCAATCAAATTAAGCGTGATTGTGGCGTAGTGTTTCTGGATATGGACTAGAGTGTAGATATGGCAGACATAATAGTGCTATTGATGCAGTTAACTCATACAAGCAATCAGCTAACGTCTATTGCCAAGATTGTGTAGATTCACATGAATTTTGCGAGGCACATAAACCTGTTATTACTGATTGCATGCGAGGTATACCAACTAAAGACACCATTAACCAAAGGAAAATAAACCATGGCTATGATATCAACGAACGATGACGGCAGCTTTAGCTTCTATACCAATGATGGGTTGCTGTTCAGCTTAGGCAGCGACGGTACGCTTACTAAAGGCGAAGCATTTATCACAGAAGATGCTGCCAGTACGGCTTTCTGGGATGTATTGCAGCAGACCTATGGGACGTGGAAATCAACCCCTATCAATACGGATGTATGATGCGGTATCACCCTCTAATAGAACCTGTCATGATATGCCTGCTTCTGATGCTCATCGGTCTTCCTGCGTATGCGGATGATGACGATGATTATGGGGATAATCTGGTGTCTCAGGTTAACGACATGTGTTGCGCAGCCGGATCGCCGGGAGATTTTACCCCCAGTGACACGCCCGGCGGCAATTAAATCATTTTCCACCTGCCTTAGAAGGCACAGCTACGTTATAGGCATAATAGGCGTTACAAAAATCGCCTTCATAATTTGGTGAACATGATGGTAACGATAGTAACAGCAAGGAGCATATTAGAAACAACCAGCAATAGGATTGCTTCTCTTGCATAGTCAACCACCGTAATGGCCGGAGCCTAGATTTGGATTTCTAGACTCAGCAGGGGGTAAATCAGGCTTTAGCGGCTGCCGGCTAGCAATAATTTCCTTGAAGTGGTCAGCGGCTGCTGTATGGCCAATACGAGCCATAAGCTGGTTGAATACATAGGAAGCAATAGCCTTTAAGAGCCATACTACCATTATACTGTAGTAGGAGTTACCGCACCTGCCGATACTTGAGCAGAAATAGAATTGTGCAGAGTTGATACAAAGGTTGAAACCGTTGTAGAGGCAACGGAGGAACCAGCAGATGCGAAAGCTGCCTCAGCCGCAGATATGCCAGCCGAAATGATTTCAGCCGTGCTATTGCCCGCTGTAAGGCCCGCAAGGATAGGGGATGCAGTGCTTTCAGTTACCGAAAGAAGAATGGAAGGAGCAAGAACCTCAAGCTCTTTAAGAGCAGCCGCTGCTGCTGCGTCAATTTCCTGTCCAATGGTAGTACCTTCCCACCAAGCTTTAAATTCAGTCCATACTGTAGAAATGCTCATGTTTTTATCCCCTATGAAATGTTGTTGGAAATTCACCGCTGGAAACGAAATAAATGATGCCCACGCACACCAATATAACAATAATTGCTGTTTTGACAGGCTGAGGCAAGTTAACGCTCTGCAAGCCCCAGTATAAAAGCCCTAGTAAAACAAGAAATATAAGGGCGTATGCCAGAAATATAATAAATCCGCTCATACTGTTTTCCAATCGTTGAATTTTGCAAATTGTTTATGATATATCGCTGCCCCAATATTATAAGCAGTTGCGGCATTAATCACAGAATTAAATCTACCCAAATATATTGTTTCTTTATTTATTGATATTCTTGCATCCCACTTTCCTTGGTGTTTTCTAACACCCTTATATTTGGAACTAGCTTGGGCTTTTTTCGTTGAATTAAGATTATTTTGCGCAGGGGAACAAACCCTAAGATTCTCTTTCCTGTTATCTAGACCATTACCATTGATATGGTCGATAACCATATTTTTCGGAGGCTTCATAATTAGTCTATGCATCTTAATGCATGTTGTTATTTTTCGAGCATTATATAATCGACCATTGAAAAATTTACGTTCTGCTCTTTCTCCAATATCTATATTGGAAATTGCATAATATATCTTACCTTTTCCCTTATGCGCATGCCATTTATATGCTGATAACATTGCGAAATCTTCATCATCTACAATAGCAAACTGTCCTTGGGTTAATTCTATATTTTTAACCATTTTCACGCCATGCCGCCATTTGAAAATGGTCATAATCCTTAATATTAAAAGTGCTTCCGCTCACAAGTCCAAGTCCCTCTCCGATTGCGATAGCCTTAATCCATAATGGGTCTGATAGATTCCAGTCCAGAGTTCGGTTAGCATCTTGTATTGTAAAATCGAAAGCTCTCGCAGCAGGTGTCCCATCCGAAAGAGTGCAGTTATGCGGGCTTTGGCCACCTCTGGCGTTGGTGATAATCTTGCCGGGAAGGGTACGACCTTGAGCATAATCGGCATCCTGTTCTGCAGAGGAACGGTATGTTTGTGTGATTATAACAGATATACCAGCCGCTTGGCAAGCATCCAGAAATTGCTGGCATAATGGCTGCAATAAAGGGTCTAAATCGCTTAATTTCCTATCGTTCACTTCAGACATGCTCATGACCACAAAAAAGAAAAACTCTTGAAAGAAATTAATCCTTCAAGAGTTTAACATAGCCTGATATTTAGACAAGGATTTAGCGATTATCCTGCGGAAGCGGCTTATTGGGCTGCGGGTTGGCAGGCTGCGGCTTCGTCGGAGTCTGGTTGGGCTGTGGGTTTTTGGGTTGGAAAGTCATGGGGTTTCTCCTTTAATGGTTAAATATTAGGAAAGCGCGTAGTTTCCTGCGGCTATTGTGGCCGAAGGGGTTACAATGCTAACCGGTACAGTTCCAGCGCCCTGAGCAGGCGAAACCACCGTTAAGGTAGTATCGTTCTGGACAGAGAGGCTTGTACCTGCCACTGAGCCAAAATTCACTGCTGTAGCGCCAGTAAAGCCAGTGCCATTAATGGTGATAGTCTCCCCACCATTGATAGAACCACTGGAAGCTGAAAGAGTAGCAGGTGCGCCCGTGACAGTAGTTGCACCAGTCGTGCCAGTCGTACCGGTAGCCGGAGCAGCGGCAAGCTGTTTAACAAGCGTGGAAATCGCCGTCTGAAATTCCGCGTTCGTTGCAGCCTGATTACCTTCATCAGTGCCAAGCTGTGCAGTCAAAGCAGTTACTGCGGCCTGAGTTTTGGTGTCGTTAACGTTGCTTGATGCAATCGTCTGGATTGCGGCAAGAACGGTGGTAAGCCATTGTGATTGAGCCATGATTAATTTCTCCAAAGATTTGAATGTTAATGGGTTCTTTTTGTGTTTATGCTTAGACATGGGAATAACCTTCTTTAGGTAAGGCGCGACGCTATTCCCATTCACATAAAGATGTCGTACCGATTTCATGGCGATTATGGCCGCCGTGAGCTTAATGAGGATTTTTCGCAGCTTATAACTCTCAAGGTCTTCAATATCGTTAATTATCTCTTCAAATAATGACGCAGGCGTAATCTTACCAGTCTTTACAAATCGTTTTAAGGATTCCAAATCCACAGGTAGAATCATGGCTTATGCCCAACTGTAAGAATTAAATCAAAGATTGCCGCGATAGCAGCTAAGGCCAAAAGGGAACCAAGCACAATATTGCCGACGGAACCAACCCCGCTTTTTCTAGCTTCTATGGTAAGAAGACGCTGGCTTATATCCACTACTTTTTCATCCAATGCTTTGTGCTGTACACCATATTCAGCGCGGGGAAGGAACTGCGCATTTTGGTCATTAAGAGATGCCCGAAATTCATTCATTCCGTCAAGCCTCTTCTCTAAAGCCGAATCTGCTTTTGTGATGGCTTTTTCTGCGGCACTCATAGCTATGGAAATGTTTTCTTTGTCTGCCGCCCTACGCTCTAACGCCCTTCCCTCCCTTTCATCTAAGAGGGATTTGAGTGTTTCCAGCGTCCACCCCGTCATTTTTACTTCCAGTAATGCGTGATTATTACGGGTAATATCGCAGCTACACTACCGCCGACAACGCTGCAAACCAGCATCATGGCGACTACATATCCTTTCGACTTATTGATGAATTCATAGATATCTTTTACGTCTTCACGTAATGTTTTTATGGCATCAAAAACAGCATCAGTGAGCTTGTTAAGCGAGTTCACCATTTCTGTCTTATGGTCTTTGTGTTGTTCCCGTAAACCGGCAACTTCACGCTCTAAGACTGCTATTTTCACGTCCTGTTCATCCATTTGTGTCCCGTGAGTTCATCATTCTCTCCCTAAAATTTCTATATGTTATCGTATCGAAAATGCGCTTGACGGCGCGGCTATTGCTGATTGGGACTGCTGAATAACAGTCTGCGCGTTATTTACCTGCGGGGTCAATGCGCCTATCTGGGCATTTATAGATGCTGCGGCTGTCTGTAGTTGCTGTAATTGGTATTGCTGAGCAGATACAATGTTTTGATATTGCGAAGCTGAATAAGTGATGGTTGTAACCCGCGTAACACTTCCATCATCATTAACGGTGTCAACAACAGTAGGTGTGCTTTGAGCATACGCAGGCGAGGAAATTAGCAAAAATGCAATAAGTAGTTTTTTCATATAATTCCTTAAAAACAGATATAATATAATGATCCAGTAAGAGCGGTCATAGTGGTGGTAACGGCTGCCGTACTAATGCTGGAAATCCCAACTGCCGTTCCGGCGCTGTCGCTAAAAGTACATGCCGGCGCCGTTGCTAAAGCCTGAGAAAACGTAATAGTGCATGCTGTTGCTGCGGTGATGCCTGTTACGCTTCCTTTGTGGTCTTTTGAGCCAGTAGTTAATGTTCCGCTTCCGCACGAAGTGACGGCTGGCGCATTACCCGCAAACTGAACATCAGAAACAAACTTTGTTACCCCGGTACCTTTTGTAAGCAAATTAAGGGAAACATTCGTATCACTTCCCGTTGCCGTAATTGTTGCGGCATTTCCAGTTGTTCCACCCGCTAGAGATAAATAATTAGCAGCGTTTGTTGTCGCGGAGAAACGAACGGATGAATTACAATTGCTATCCATCACATCAATCTGGGCGTTTGGGCTGCAATTTACAAACGAACCGGGTTCATACACAAAGGATGTCCCTACCGCATTAATAGCGGAATAATTCCCAGAAACAGCATCTATTTCAATATGGTTTCCACCAGAATCCGTTGCAAATATATCACCTATCTGGCCGCTGGATAGAAGAATATTCATACCCGATACCTGTGTCGGATAAGTGGCGCTAGAATTAACGGTAAATGGAAAAGTATAATTACTGGAAGTAGTTATAGATTGGGGGACTGTCCATGCGTTAGATTTGGCCAAATTAAAATCTAGCGTGGGGGATGAAGATGTTCCACCTACAGTTAATGTAGAATTAGGAGAAGTAATCGTAACGCCACCCGAAGGTGTTCCGCATCCAAAGGTCTGATTACTCGCAGTGGATTGCAGATAGCTTGACCCACTGCAATTGATGAGAGGTGTAGCCCCATATGCATTGGCACCAAATAATGCCAAAATAACGATTAATATGTTTATCCGAAACAATTCCATTGTGTCCCATCATATACTAAGGGGTTAAGGGAACCACCATTGCTGGCGATTGTAACGCTTGCCTGCGTACTACCGTAGGCGCTTATGGTTTTGCCGTTGCCGCTGACTGTTATGTTGTTTGTACCTGCGTTGTTAAGTGCATCCACGATAGAAGCTAATTGTCCTGTGGCAGGGGAGGCTGGCAGATTGAAGGTAAAAGCGCCTCCTGTACTATTCTTTATGGCATAGTAAGTGGGCAAAGCCGTAGCGGGTGCAGTGAATGGAGTTGTAGTTACTACCTGAGAACCGGTGCCGTAATCCGTACCGGGAACTGCGGTTGTTATATCATTGTTTGAACCATTGGCCTTCATGAGGCCACTGAGGTTCAAACATAGAGTTCCATTTACAGATACAGCTCCACTAGAATAATAAGCGGCATAATTTCGGTCTGTAACGGTCGCTGTTGGAGGGCCATCAATATATAGAGATGCGGTACGTGTGACGGTTGAAGCACCTTGGGTAATAGTGCCAATCGCTTTGATAACAACGTTTGCCAGCATCGCATGTGTACCACTTGCCGCCGTGGTAGTGGGTGCATTGGCAAATACTACACCCCCATAACTGTTACCTGCCGTTAATAAGGTAGAAGTAGAACCATAAAACTGCGTCCTCAGATTGACGCCGCTTGCTCCTGCAAAAAGCGATTGCGCCGTAACTTGTGAGGCAGAAGTAATGGAGGCAACCATATAGAAATTGCCGTTTGTAGTCTGATTAGAGCCGAGCGCTCCTATGGCTAATATTGAGCCACCACTAGTGATTTCTGCAACAACGGCAATAGTTCCATTACCGGCTTGAAATGCAAATGTTAAATCACCTGTCGCTGTAGTAGTGCCTTGAACAGGTAGAACATATTGATAAAAACGTGTAGAAGTAGAAACAGATGACGTGGTAAGCCAGTCTTGGCCTTCCATAACGAGGGGGGGAGATATTTGTTGTGCACCCAAAGCCGCTGAAGTTGGGTTTTGAAGGTATAGGGCAGAACTTGCAAAAGTTGGAGTGCCGCCAAACGTGCTAAGCTGAATTTCCTGTTGGGCAGTCCATATGTTAGGATTTGCTAGGTTAATACCAGCAACTACAGCGCCAGTAGTGGGGGAAATAGTCAATGTGCCATCAGAATTAGATACGGAGGAAACTGCTCCTGTTCCCCCTGTCGCTGAAATAGTATAAGTTCCTAATCCGGATTGCGTTATTGAAGCCCCTGTCCCTGCATTAAGAGTAATAGCCCCTGTCGTTCCATTAAAAGATGAAACTCCTCCGCCTCCTCCTGCTTCTAAAGCAGTCATCACACCGGCGGTGATGATATGGACAACTTGGGCACCGGAGGGAAAGGCTCTTGCAGGGAATAAGGTTGAGCTTTCTGCTGCTCGTTGAACAGTAAACTGTTTCCCATTAACCGCCGTCACCAACATTATTTCTGGGGAAGATGTTGGAATTTGAGTCGTAACATCAAAGCTTTGAACAACTATACGAAAGTTGCCTGTTGCAGGAAAAGTAGGAGATCCACTTGGAACGTTGCTTTGAGTTATGGGGGATATGCTTATGGTAGTTTGAGATGCAGTAATCGGCGCACCTAAGGTGCCAATTGCAAAATTGCTAAATACTTCTGTCATTTCCTACCAATTGTATTCATAGCCAATACACTGAATATTGCAGTTAGCATTGGCAGTGGCATAATATAAATTAGCATTTTCAACAGGGAACCAATAGCTACATACTGATAAGCCACTTCCTCCATTTATAGCTGTATAAATAGGGGGAAAGTTTCCAGTAGCGAGAGAATAGGAATTATTGGGTGCTATAAGGATGGTTTGACCCGAAGGAGAAGATGCAAGTATTCCCGTTGAGCGAACGACCGGGACGGGTGTTGTGGCAGTAGAGAATGATAAAGCATTGAATGTTACAAAAGTCGGAGTTGATACATTTCCCGCCGCACCGCTAGCAAATGAGGGAAGCGCCGATAAATTGCTTCCTACAGTGAATGTCATTCTGTTTCCGAATTGTTGGAAACCTCTGATATGCGCACCTCCATCTAATGATATAGTTCCATAAGCAGCATAATAAGTATATCCAGAAGGCAACGCAGGTGTGGCGCTTAGAGATATGAGACTTGCAACTGTTGTCCCATTAGAAATAATAAAACATGAGTAATTAGTATTAATAACAACAGATGCGGTATCTATTCCATTTACCCCAGTATTAGTAATAGTATTTGTGGCTCCAGAAGGCAGCACGACTTTAATAGTTTGTCCTGATGCATTTTCTAAAACTGCCTCTTCACAATAAACTGAAAATGTAGTATTTGATACCCATCCCGCTTGAAGATTTGCAAAAGAGCGTTTAGTCGGATTTGCATTAGTCAGAAAGTTTGTTCCCCAATTTCCTGCCGCATCCGTCCATAATACAGCACTGCTACCCTTGGAAATGACAAAAGAAGCTCCTGCGGTTCCTCCATTTATTTTATCGGTCGCATTGGGGATAAGCGTTATTGCGCCACCTTGTGCATTTAATTCAACTTGAAATGAGTTAGTAAATCCAGTCGTGATGGGAAGTGCTATATTAATGGCAGCGGTGGAAATAATGTTATTTACGTTGTTTGTTGTAGAAAGCGTTATGTTGCTTCCTTCATATACCACCTGTCCAGTAGAGCCAGATGAACCACTTACTGGATAAACAGGGTCAATGCTTTGAATGAATTGCCCTGTAGAGGTATAAGCATCCAGACGAAGATTTACCGAGCCAGAAACATAGAATTTAAGCGCACCATTAGCATCTAAAGTACCGGGGTTGGTAATAGGTGTCGTCAGGCCGCCATCGGAATATATGGTAACGGGTGTCGTTGTACCAGTTTGATAAACGTAAAGTGAACCACCCGAAGCAGGTAAACCCTGATAGAGCCATGTAAAATCTGGGACGGAATAACCTGCCATTAGCTTATCCTTCTTTGTAATTCATTGTAAAATTCGCTTATCGTTCTTGGTTGGCGATATTTGGGGTCATCTTTATTCGTATGGAAGAATAATGAGCGGTTAGCATCTATGGCCGGTCTTGAGGCGAGCATTAACGCTTCTTGGTTGGGATTGGTTTTGGCCGCATTGACTATGGGAGCGGCACCGTGCGCTCCTAATACATGGGCCATATATAATTCTGTGACATTCGGAGAACGGCCTATCATTGGTGTCATTTCCTTAACATTATCATTGGCGTAAAGACGGGCCATAACTTGTTGTGATTGGGGATTAGATTTATCAGCCATGGTTATGCCGGTTTGTTTGCCGTATTTTTGAACCATATCAGCCCACGTTCTATTGGTGAACTGCATGAGACCTGAAGCGCTGGAATTGGGGTTCTTAGCATTGGGATTATTATTGGATTCAGCCTTGGCAAAGCCTTCCATCATTTTATCACGCATGATGGGGTTTACAGGTTCGGAAGCATTTGCATCACCGATGAAAGAATTAGCACCATTTGATGCTGAATCTCCATTATTGGCAGCGCCGGCTGGCGTCACGATAGAGGATGTATTAGACAATATTCCTAGCTTCTTAGCTAACCACCCCATAGAAGCGTTGCTTCGCGCTTGTGGGTCTTTGGCATTTTTCAGGGCGCGTCCTAATTGTTCTAAATCAGGGTCGGTAAATACTTTCATCAGCTCCGTTTGATGCTTTTCTTGTAGTTTCTGCACAATAGAATTAACTAATTGCTGGGTCTTATCAAGCGCAGTCCCTATTAAACCATGTTTAGTGAGTGGAACATTTTTGATATTAAACCCTGATGCGCTTTCGTTGTTTATTCCCTCCATGGTAGCAAGTTTGCTTTGAGTGGTGGAATTGACGGGCTGGCCTTTTTGTATTTTTTGCAAGGTTTCTACCAGCGCTTTTTGTCCCTCGAATGCTTCAGGTGAAAGCATGGATTCCATAGAATCTCTAACGGTTTTATCACCGCTTAAAGCCTTAATATAAGCGCCAATTCCCCTATCGGATGTTTTATCCGTGGCTTCACGCAATACCGCTGATGCTATCTTTGGCATTACTTCGGGGTTACTTTCTTTTAATTGTGGAACTACCTGCTGTTTCTGTTCCCGTGTCATATTCATGAAAGCACGCGCTGCGTTTTCACCCGTTTGCGCTTTGGCAAGCGTACCCAATGGGCCTTTCTGCATGGCGGTTATTTCAGGCGATTGCGCTGCATATTCATCATTAGCGGTAGCGTATTTAGGTTCTGATTGGCTCAATGTATCTCTAACATTATTTCTGGCCTCATTGAGTAAGCCATAAAGCTTTTCCTGTGTACGCCCTTGCGCTGCCATGGAATCTATCTGCGCAGCAAGATTCTTTTTAACTGCATCCCATGCGCCTATGCTGTTGGGGTCTAGACCGCCAACTGTAGATTTTACCATTTTGGCGTTAGGAAGCTGTGCCATGGCCTGTTGTTGAATAGCAGGCGGCAAATCTTTTAATTGCGGAGGGATTTCAGGCGTAAATTTATTCTGACGCTCCATCAGGGCATCATTATTGATAACCTTATTGTATTCATTCTCAATGATGGGATTAGCCCTCAGGCTATATGCATCACTATCTGCGATAGGATTGTTCTTTATAGCTTCATATTGCGGCTTGACTGATTCGGTTCGGGCCTTAACGGCATCGTTTATAATTCCCTTGGCTGTATCTTGCAGATCCGTACCGGCATCATGAAGAGTAGAAACATTGCCCTCACCAGCTTGTTCAACAATGCCCTGCTTAGAAGCAGGTAAATCGTTCTGTAAGCGGTTATTATTAAACTCTTGAAAATCAGCACCTGCTTTATTTCCCTGCTCACCAAGCACCCTTTGCTTGGCTAGAAGGGTAGGGTCGCCTAATGCTTCTGGCAACGTCATCGCGGGCTGGCCTTCCGGCTTGAGGCCTCCCGCAGTTTCCATTACCTGCTCAGGTGAAGCGCCATTCTTTAAGGCCGTATCTGCTACGCCTTGGTAGGCCTTTGATACCGGCGCTTCACCTGCCGTGGCCGTATCGCCGCCCATCCCTTTAGCAAGCAAGGGGGATGCATTTAGGGCTAGCTGGCTGAATTCGTGGGGTACGCCTGCTTCTTCTAGTTTCTGTACCCCTTCTTGAATGGCGGGAGCCACTGGCGCACCAACTATAGCCCCTACACCACCAATAAGTTTACCGGGAGGGCTGGCAGAAAAACCTTCATTTATACGGCCAGCAATGTCTTTGGGAACGTCGCCCCAATTCCCCTGCGATACATCCGTGGTTAGTTTTGAACCATACTGATTGGGATCGTTTTCACCTGTCCATATTTTAGCATCACCAAGGTCGGCTAAACTGGATAGACCTTGCTTGGCAGAATCGAGTACTTTACCGCCATATTTAGATACATCATCATAAGTATTGCCCAATTGCCGTCTTTGATACGGCCAGAACCCTTCATTAGGAAGGGGCTGTTTATCAAACTGGTCAAAGGGATTACCGCTTGCTGAATTTGGTGCGGGGGTATCGAATTGGTCAAAAGGATTAGTTCCCATTTGAACCTAGATATTTATCAGCCTTAACACCATATTTTTGCTCAAATGCTGCAGCAAAATTGGGGTTAGATTTTAAAAAGGCAACCGCACCAGCCGGAATAGGAGTATTGCTCTGTTGTGGCCGCATAGAGGCAGGAATTCCAGAATAGGGAGATGCGTATGGCTGGGTTTTACCTCCATTCATCTTGGCGCTTACATTTTGAGCGGCTATCATGGAATTCTTTAATTCAGCGTCAACAGCATTTGCTTGCTCTACTTTACTTGTAGGCGAGGCGTTGGGATCAATCAGGTAGCCACGATTGACCATATTTTCTAATGCTTTGGTCATTTTAATTTGACCATTGGAAGCTAAAGACTGGATTGCCTTTATTCCATCTGATTCGTTAATCTTATTAAATGTATTATAGGTATCCGCTGTTTGTTGATTTCCAAAGTTCTGGGAGAATGCAGCTCGCTGTTCTGCGCTCATTCCAGCGCGTTGCTGGGGTAAATTGGGGTCGGCGGCAAGCGTCTTTAGGGCATTTATAGTGGGCTCTAACTGTCCATAGCCCTCTTGTGACTCAATAGCATTCTTATTAGCTTCTACTTGGTTATTAGCATTTTTCTCTGCAGTAACCTTTTGTGCCGCTCCCTCAGGAGTATTATAAATAGCATTGCTAGATTCGGGACTGGCTATTGCCAAACGCTCTGCATCTGACATTCCTTGTCCACCACCGATACCAGATAAAATATTAGCTCGCGTTTGTGTAATATTATATTGCGGCTGCTCCTGAACCGGCACAGAACTCATCGCAACCATACCTCCTGTTTTTTGGTCAATATTGGGGTCAATCTGATAAGATGGATTTATACCATTTACCATACGCATAATCATACTGCGCGAGGCTTCCGCCTGTTCTGGTGGGGCTTTTGCCCAGGCACCGAGAATAGAAGCCTGCATGGCCCGCTGGCGTTGCTGTACTTCGCTTATTGCATTAGCAGCCTGTCCCTGTTGCAAACCAATCTGAGCTTGCTGGCCCTCTTGGGATAAAGCAGCATTAATAGGATTTACGGGCGTGCGGTCATTATTAGGGGGAATATAGGCTGATGGATTAAATCCAACATCCCACGATGCTTTTCCAATGGGTGTTTGTTCTGGGATAGTGACTTGAGAATTGCTGCCAATAGTAGCCATTTAATTATGACCCAAATAAAGAAAGTAAACCTTGCGAATTCGTTCCGCCTAGCAACTGCTGTAAGTTTATACCAGAAGGAAATAGCCCTGACAAACCCGCTCCAATAGCAGTATTTTTGGCATTGGCGTTATTCTGTGAATTCTGTGCCGCGGCGCTTGCTCCGGTAAGGCCAGCCGTTCCTGATGCTCCCGCAGCACTTAGGCCACCAGATGCAAGATTCTGAAGCTGATTGACGTAATTGTTATAAGTTTGGTTAGCCGTACCCTGAGCATAGTTATTTACAGCCTGCTGGTTATTGCCGGAAAGTGGGCTTCCCATAGCTGCGGCATTTGCGTTCACTGCATTGATGCCTTGATTCTCAGCAAACTGATAACCGGGGGTGTTTTGGAACCCCTGCTGTGCTGACTGCTGAGCCGCCGTACCATTCGTCCCGTAAAGGCTGGCCAGAGTATTCTCCGCATTGGTTCCAGCCTGCGTATAGGGAGCAAATTGCTGTTGTGCTGCCTGCGTAGCATTAGCAATGCCATCATTAGAGGTTTTGGAATTAAGGAGATAACCAAGACCACCACGCAGAAGGCCGTTTAATATGTTATTACCTGCTCCTCCTGTAGTTCCTGTTGCTGTGGCTCCATTGCCAAATAGACCTGCTAATGCTCCCATTTTATTTCCTCCTGTTGCATCGTATGATGCTGTTGCGTAATCGGGTGAAGACGGTCCTAAGGCAGATGCGCCTACGGGGTTTCCACTAATATCGTAATTGAATGTTCCAGAGGGTGCACCTGACTGGCCAAATAGACCAGAAATGCCATTTGCCTGTTGCGTTCCGCCCGTCCCAGCCAATGGATTTGAACCGCCATTGAGAACATCACCAGAATTCTGCGTGAATGAGCTGGCACCCGTATCAAGATTGCTTACAGGAGCAGAACTGCTAAATGCGGGAAAATCTGAATTATTTACAGCACCCAGAGCGCCTTGTTGGCCTACTGAAGTACTGGATAGACCGCCGCTTAAATCACTTCCTATACTACCCGTTCCACCAAATCCGGCAAGGTTTCCACCTCCACCAGCAGCTACGGTAGAGCTTACGGGAGAAGCATTGATTGCCCCGCCTAATCCCGGAGTTCCTGCCGAGCCTGCAAAATCAGCGCTACCGGGGCTATTTTGGAATCCTGTGAAATTTGCTTCTAAATTCGTATCAGGTGCTGCAGTTCCACCTAGAAATGTTGAATATCCGCTCGGATTGCCAAACTCAGCTAGACTGCTTCCATCTTGCGCCGCAGTTCCGATATCCGATGCGCCATTATAAAGATTAGAAATACCATTGGATAAGCCTGAAAATCCATTGCTAACCCCGCTTATGAGGTTGTTAAGACCTGCTTGCTCAGCGGCTCCCCCTACAGATTGAAGGCCCTGCCCAAATGCGCCGCCTCCAGCTGCACCACTGCCTAATTGGGCCAATTCCCCCAAGGGGGTATTTAATTGAGCTTGAGACCCCTTGCTTACCAAATTATCCGTAAGCAATGAACTTCCGGGGATAAGGTAGTTTAACCCTATGTCGTCTCCTGTCTCTATGGCATCCCGAAAGCCCGTGAAGCCATTCTGAAAGGTTAACCCCTTGGCAATATTTTCAATAGGCTGGAGAACTTCACCCATTATAAATCTTTCTCTAAAATTATATGTGTTTTCCTGTAATCCTTAAGAATCTTAGACATGCCCAAGCGAGCCGGAAGCAGCATTTGCTGACATCCCTGTGCCTTGGCCCATGACTCAATAAAAGAAACATTCCTTATCCATTCCCCCCCCCTCTCGCCTGTGCATATGGTAATTGTGCAACAAAGCTTCTGGGGGAATGGCACTAAAGATGTAATAATAACCCCTATTATATGGGGGTCTTTGACTAGCCACAACTGACTGTTATTCTTAAGTATTTGCTCTAAATGGTCTTGAGCTTTATACCTATTATTGTTGTAATCACATGCCGCCTCAATCCATGGGAGCGCCTCCGGCCATTCTTTAGAAATGTCCTGAATCGGCACCATGCCATAAATCATGTTGACTCATATCTTGTCATGTGGCAGAATTACCACATGCGTTACTCACTCATTATACTTCTTGCCCTTTGCGGCTGCACCACTCCCCAAACTTCGTTGGTGGATAGTCATGGCCAGACCGTCACTTGTGGGGGAAACACATCCAGCTCTATTCTTATGGGCGCCGTAGGTTATTACATGCAGAAATCAGATGACTCTAACTGCATAGTAAATCATCTCAATCAGGGCTATAAGATTACTTCTGGAAACTAAGTTAGATAGTTCAGGCCCTGGGTCATAAGATACATGTTAGTGCCATCACTCACGTAACTAAACAAATCCACCGCATTATTAGCTGTTGAAAGTGTCGGAACTACCCCACCGGGATAGGCGAAGTTGGAAGGATAACTTACTGTCCCGGGCGCGCCAGAAGAAGGCTGGATAAACGTAATTCTATAAGGCGGCGCACCTGCTACTATTCCCGATACCGTAAGGATATTAGAGCCATTCGTTAGCTGCACGACTACTACAGGTGTTGAGCCCACATTCCATAAAATAGTGCTGGAGTTCACAGGAAGAGATGTATAGCTCCCCCCCACAATCCCGCCAGACCTATTCAAAAGCTGATTAAGAAATAATATACCTTGTGAAGTTAACGTACCATCCGGATTGCAAAATGGCGCGGTTGCAACGGGGGGAAATATCGAACTGGGCATTACTTAGTCCCCTTCTTAACCGTAGCGCTTGCCCCGATAATATAGACTCCTACCGGGTCGGTGATGATAATCCTAAAGGTACAGTTCTGTCTGAACCTACCTAGTGTCGGCCAGCGTAAGCGTCTGCCATATTGTCCTACTGTTCCCATACTTCGTGTGCCTACCGTATACCATACATTGCCGAAATCCCTTGAAACTTGAAGGGTAACAAGCGGTGCGGCTGCTGTTGGCTGCGGAGATAGATTACTGTCCGTCTGAAAACCACTCCCCATCTGCATGTGGATGACTAATTCATTGATAAACATCGTCATATATTCCGCGTTCACATGGGCGGTCGTTCGTGTCCTTGTAAGGGGTGTATCGGTAACGACTTGGGTTGCTTGGTTATAAGTTGAGTAGGTGCTGTAGTTTTGGGACATCTGGTAAAGATTACCATTGTAATCACCTACAATCTGAATGCCCTGCCATTGCACACAACAGGAAGGAAGGTCGGCACCGCCTCCGATTGACCGCTTATGCCACATATCCATTTTGACATCATATGCCCACGTCGCTTTAGCGGTGGGAAATGTGATGACATAAAACATATTATCGCCTTCACGGTATACATACGCAAAGGCATCATTGATAACGGAGTAACGCTCCATCGCTTCGTTAATAGGAGGAGTAGACAGAACTTTAGTTCCATATCCTTCCAATGCCGCAACGTAACTTTTACCTGCGATATCTGCCGCCAGAAACATCACGGTGTTTCCTATCTTGCAGATGGTATTAACCGCCGCGCATCCAGCCTGAATCAGAACGTTGGGGACTTTCTGAAAGGCATAGGGGATGGTTCCGGCGTCGGCCTGAACTTCTGTAATCTTCGGCCCAAATATGTATAACTGCAATTCATCGGAGAATACCCCGACAATGTTATCAGGGAAGGTAACGACCGTATCGAAAGCCTGCGCACCCCATGTGGTCGCATCCAGCACATTCGATTGAATAACCGTCTTGGAATTATTCTCAGCCGCTATCACATAAGAATCGAAATAGGTGAAATTCGTGCATCCGCCGCTTGCCGGGAAACTGCCTGAGCTTCCTATCTGGGCGAACGTATTGCTTGATATGGTGTAAGTATAACCATATTGGCCGTCACTAATGGCAATTTGCACTGTATTACAGGTAATGGAACAAATGCCCGTTGAGGTATTAAGCGTTCCCAAAACAGTGGTGCTGCCATTGATTAAGTCTGATGGGCCGCCTTGAGGAGTGTAGCTCAGGAACTGATTGCCGCATATGATATATAGCGTGGCGTTGATAACATACAGACCGCGAATCTGGCCCGTTCCGCAGCTTCGTTGCCACTTATACCCCGGCGTGGGGTACATGATAATCTTTTCGGGATTCTTAGCCTGTGCTTTGGTGCTGGAAGCTATTTCCGTCCGCATCGGGTAAAGGTTGATGCTATCCTGCGCATTGGCATTTAATGTTTTATCAACATATGTTTGTCCGCAGAAATTTATTTCAACGCTAGGCACTAACTAATAAAACCATCTAAAATGGTTCCCCCCACTACCCTTCCTTGACCATTGATACCGGGGTCGAAGTTAGCAACCGAACGTCTAAAGTTTCTAGCCTTTAGATACATCTTTGAATTGGCAATATTCTGCATTTGTTGCTGGCTAAGTTCATAGCCGTATTCCGGGGCTAGTTGTTCGGTCAAAAGATATATCAGGTCTTGGAAATATTCCCCCGGCAAATTCATTGTGGAGGTAAGGGCAGAAAACTGAGCCATCGGCTTATAGGATTCAATCCAGAGCTGATACGTTGTTAACCCGGGCGTGGGGTATAAAAATATATTCCCCAAGGGATATTGCGGGTCATAATAAAGGCTTTTTGGGATAGATGGAATCGTATCCAGTGTAATAGAATTATACTGATTATCCGCCACCTGTTTCAAAGGGTATTTAATCAATGCCTGCGTGTCGTATATCCATTGATTGAATATGGAATCAGGACGGACGGTATTAAAGTTTCCACCCGTACCTATGGTATAAGGATTCAACCTATTTCCTTGCCCCACAACGAGCGGAAAGAATTCCACAGTGGGAACATTAATAAGCCCCCACTCCTGACTAAATGCTGCCAGCATCCGATTGAGAACGGTAAGAGCATTAGATGCTTCGGTTCCGTCTATGGGCTCACCGGGCGTAACAGAGCTTACTTGGCGCAAGGCCCCGTAAACGATATCTTGCCCGGTGGTTGCCATATTAGGATTGTGTGCCTGTACCCACAGCTTGAACTGTCACCGTGCTAGCAGAACCTATAATTACATCGAAATCTCGCCATGTATTTTGAGCAATAGTCAAAGTACCACTTAATGTAAGGCCAGTATTAGTAACAACTGTCCACACAAACGCGCCGCCTGAACTATTAATAATACGCAAACGATAACTGGTTCCCAATCCTGCATTAGGAATACCGGCAATTAAATTTGCCGCTGTTGGAAGTGTAATACTAGCGGCTCCTGCAAGTGTTCCTGTGAGATTTAATGTAGTAAGCACAGCCCCCGCGACTTGGGGAGCAGTTGCGGTAAATGATGTGGTATTAACCGCAGCCGTATATTGTGTATTTCCAAGATAAACTGAGCCGTTAGAAACATTCGATAGGGAAATTGTAACAGCGGTGGTAGATGTGGGGGCAACCTGAAAATAGGCTGTCGAGTTAGGGGGAACAATATTTCCTGTCGGAAATGTTACCCCAGTCCCTCCAGTCAACGTTTCATTAAAATTAGTGGTATTTTTAATAATCAAATTAGACACTGTACCAACAGGAACCCCACCATATCCATTATATGCAGCAATTATATTGACTGCAGTATCTGTTGTATCGGTAAATGCTGCCACTGGTCCACTTCTAGTAATATAACCACCAGCTATAGATGCTGCAGCTAATGTTATGCCTGTTGCATTGGTTATTGTAGAAGATATAAATACAAATGGGGCCGGGGATATCACTGCATTCTGAATAACTGCCCCATTCAGAAAGGAAAGCGTTCCATTGACAAAAGTTGTATCAGATGAGTTTTGACCAATGGTCGTTCCATCTGGATTATCATTAGATAATTGACGGTTAAGGGAAATACCTTGTTGTGTTGGCATATTATCTCCTAAAAGAATGGGGCTACCCGAAGGCAGCCCCAAATTAATCGATGAATGTTAAGAAACTGTTGCGCTGAATGGCGTTGCAGCAGTTCCGCTCGAAATGGTCATGCCACGAACAGACCATGTATTGTTTGCGATATCCTGCATATCAATCCATGCGCCGACGTTAAGACCACCTGTTGTGGTAGCACTTAAGGTGATAGTGTCAGAGTTCGTAGCTACCGTGCCTGAGTTAACTGCCACATAACCTGTGACTGTTGCAACGTCTACTGTGGAAATAACACCAATCATGTAATCCTGCGTGCCTCCAATGTTTCCATTGGTACTTGCAGATACTTTGATAGTATGCGGCGAAGAGGGGGCTGCAACCGTTGTCAGGAAACGAAACCAATCGCCAGAACCAGTCGCCGGCGGAAGCGTAATAGCTGAACCAGTGGCTGAGTTGAGTGCAATAGTTTTTTGGCCATAATCTCCAGTAATCACTAGCGTAGAGCCAGCATTTATGGGGTTATCGGGACCAGCATTGGTATAACATGAGCCAATCTGAGCGCCGGTTTGCGTAGGCATGTTTATCTCCTTAGTTAAATACCGCCGTACCAACAAGCGCATCGGGGCCACCCAATGTCTTCTCAGGACGAACGATATAATATGAATAAATCTCTGTCGGGGGAGTAACGGGGCTTCCTGTAGAATTCTGGTAAGTTACCCGAATACTATTGGCACCAAAGACCCGAAAATTACCAATGTCAATACCAGCCGTTAATGTTGGTTTTACAAAGTTAATCACTAAGTCTCCCGGTAAAATACCCGTAATAGTAACTGCCACCTCCGCAGAGGTATTTGCTGCTATTGCTCCCGGCGTTACCGAAACCGTCCCCGAACAGAATCTGTCAAATGAACCTATGCCACCACCACTCATGAGGCCTCCTTCATAATACCGGCAGTTTTAATCTTGCCGATATCATTTCCGGGGAACTGTGCGGGAGAAGCATACCAACCGTTTTTTAACGCTCGCTTTGCGTCTTCAGAAGACACCATTTCTGTTTTGGGGCTTCCACCTTGGTTGGGGTGATAGATAATAGTCGGTTCTGCAAAATAACCCTTTTCTTCCCATTGCTTTCTTTCATCAATAGGAATGCTCTCATCTTTTCTCAAGAGAGGATGATGCATATGAATCATCTTGGGGTTATTGAGCCAACCTTCCTCACGCAACCGTTCGATTTCCTGATGATTAGCGGAGCTCATATACCGCTGCTCACGAGTTTTTCGATTAAACATTAATACTTCTTGCATAAATACTCCTTAAGCGGTGATACGGACAGCATGTTGGGTATAAAGACCAGTGAATCCCCAATAAGCATCCAGACGGTCAAGCTGCTGGGCATTGACGATGTCGTAGCCACGCATATAGCGCATGGTGAATCCATCATACGAAGCCTGAGCAACCTTCACGCCCTGTTCTTTGGGAACCGAGAGCTTGGCAAATGCTACCGTGAATGCATCTTTATGAAATGCCATGTTCTGTGCGTAGCCAGTGGAAGCCGAACCCGTTACCGTCACAGCGCCGCCTGTGGTGGGCGAAGCAGAAACGTTCTGCGTGGGGCCTGATGTGATGATGCCGTTATATGCACCGATACCGGTGGAAATCGGAATCGTTGCATTGCCCGAGCCATCTGAAGTGACGTTAGCAGTCACAACAAATTGTTGCAGGTTGATAAGCGGCGTCTGGGTGACGTAGTTTACTGCATAAGAACCAGCAAACGTAATAATATCACCCGCATTAAGCACCTGTGTAGAAGCTGTCCATCCATTGGTTATAACAGAAGATCCCACCTGTGATGCGCCGTTAACCAGAGGAGTCCCACCCTGAGCACCTACAGTCTGCACGGGGACGAGCTGGGATTCAAAGAATTCCATATCGGCCAATTCACTGATAAACCCACGAAGAAGGGCTTTCTCAGATACTTCACGAACAAAGGTACCCTTCAGAGCATCGGACATCTTGTTACGCATTGCCGGATTCATGATGACAATACGGTCGCTCTGCGGGGACAAATTCTCATCCAGTTTCTGCATTGCATCGCCAATAACACCGAAGGTCTGCGGGACGGTGCCAGCCGTACCTACCTGATTTGCTACCTGCACATAAGCAGCCGCAAAATTCAGACGGTCGATTTCATTGGCAAGACGCGTCACGCGGGGTTTAAGGAAACGCTTAGACCATGCCTCCATGTTCTTATTGGGGTCTGGAACCAGAAGGGCCAACTCACTTTCAGTGAAAGCCAAATCCACGCCACGAATGGTATTAATCGTCAGCGGAATGGAAGTTTCCACCACGTTCTGCGTCTGCATCGTCCAGCCTGAGCGGATGGAATTGCGCATTGGTAGCGGAATGTTAATGGTCGTACCAATACGATGGTCTTCGACAAACAGGTCATATTTGTCTTCGTAGGCACGGTTTACTTTGTTTGTGAGAACGAGTTCGTTGCTCAGTACGCGGAGGGATTCTGCCGCGACGAGCGATTGAGTAAGGTCGGTATTAGCCATGTGTTAGCTCCTAATTAATACGCCGCTTCCTATCCAATTCCTTTTTGTTTTGCTGCGCGATATAAGCACCTACGTCTTTAGCGGCGAGTTCTGCCAGACGTGGACGCACTGTTTCGCGTGCACCAACAGGGGTAATGGGTTCGGGGGCTTTGGTGATTTCGACAGTCTTGGGCGCTTTAAGCCTAGCTGCCATGCTTAATAGTTGTTCGCCTGCTTCCCATACGTTACTGCGCATGAGTTGCTCTAAAACAACTGGATTTTTCCCCAGCTCATAAGCGACCTCAGTACCCATGGCATTGCGGGCAATAAAGTCTTTAATGATGGGAATTCTACCGATAATGGGGGCAATCGGCGTCACAACGGTGTCGTAATCCGAATGTTTTCCCCGGGAATCCTGTTCCTTCTTTGCTACCTCCGTACGAATAGCAAGCTGCTCTTTCTGGGTTTGTGCTTGGCTGTAAGCCTGACGCTCTAAACGCCTGCCTTCATCCATAGCCCAATCAGCATGAGCTTTGAGGAAAGTTTCATATTCATTAGGAGAATCCTTATATTTATCTCCCCATGACTTCTGGTCGTTGATATCGGGCTGTTTGGAGGGTGCAGTGTGTTTGGGCTGCAGTTCCTGCAAACGACGCTCGGCATCTTCCGCACGCAATCTATCCCGTATAGCTTCCCGTGCGGTCGTTGCAGCTTTATCTTCTGCAGTAGGAGCAATGGGAGCTTCGGGGGCGACAGGCGCTGGCTCTGGCGACTCAATTGCCAGAGGGGTTTCCGTTGATTGCTGCTCAACAGGGGCAGATTCAGTGTAATTGGTTTCAATTTTAACGTCAGTCATTCCCCCTGCAGGCGCTGGTGCTGCCGGCGGGACGGTTATTTCATCAGTCATGAGTTCTTTCTTAGGCTATCAATGGTTTGCTTAATATCTTGATAACAATGGTCGTATATGGGACGTTTTTCTAGGCACTGATACTCTTTATCAACTGCCTTCTGCCATAGATTGAGATCCTTCTCGCTCACTAGCAAAGGCCCTTAGTCATTTTATCCTGAAAATGCTCATGCGGCATCTTCTCTCCGCCTTGTTTGTGGGGGAGGCCTGCCATACCCATCATGCGGGACTTACCGCCATCAATGGTTCCGGTAACAGCAGAATCTGTATCTTTACTGGTATGAAGGGGCTGTTCTTTGGCAGCATCTATAATCTTGGGAAGTTTATCTTTAGCCATAATTAACCTTTCTTAAATGGAGGGACGGGGGATAATAGAAACTAGGATATTCTGATTGGCGGCTTCGGAACTTCCGGCCACCATTTGAAGTAATTCAACGCCAGTAAATTTAGCTATCTGGTCTTGGCTGAAACCATAATAGCCATAGGCAGATGCGGTAACGGTGAATGATATTGCAGCTCCGGTTGAATCCTTAACAGGATACCAAACAATACCTCCTGAAGCGATGGATTCGGTAGTTGCAGCATTGAATGTAATTGAAGTGGATACAGTGGTATTGGGCAAATAAAATCCCACTATCTGGTTGCCATCTAGTTTGAAGGGGCCGGATACGGTTCCAACGTTATTCCACTGAATCTTGGGAAATGCGGGACGTGACATATAATTCCTAATGTAAAAGGATAAATACTATTTCTTCTTCCTCTACTTTCGCCTTCAGGCGGAATAGATTTTCTTTTTCTTCACGATGTCTTCTTAACTGCTCACGCAGAGCATTTTTCACCATAAGGTTCTGCTCATGGTCGATAGACTCTTTCAACGCATGAATAAGGGAAATTCTATTATCAATTTCTTCCTGATAATTGGGAACCTCGATAGGTTCTTGCCAATCACTTATCAGCATACCCTTTTGAGAAGGACGCAGCTCAGGCCATGCACCATATATTTGAAAGTATTCGGCAGCAGAACCTAATTGAATGTTTCCATAAAAAGACCTTGGACTCCCATACATCGCATAGGGAGTCTGTTGAAAGGTCAATGGATACATTATTGAATGTTCTTTCGACTTCCTACTATTCTACCGGATTTATCTCTCACTGCTTCCGTGGGTGCAGAGGCAATCTTGTTCGCATTGGCCATATGTTGACCTAACATCTGATTTCCCTGCGCTACATGCCCCATTAATTCAGCTAGCTGTTGATGCTGTTTGTCCTGAGTTGAATCACGGTTCATTAAATGCTGAGCCAATGTCGATAGAATCTGTGAATTGGCTTGATGTTCTTTTTGGAAACCATCGATATCTTCTTTCCGCGATGGAGCAGCTTGGGGATTGGATTCCATGCGACTGCGGTCGAATTGCTCAGCAACATGTTCAGCTTGTTTGCTCTTGGTATCAATAGCGGTTTGGATAACAGATGCTTTGGCTTTTTCAACCTCGGCGTTGGCTTTAATAACATCTGCTTGAGATTTAGTCATCGAAGCTTGGTTCTTGCCTTGTTCTACCTGAACCTTACTCTGGATGAGTTGCTGTTGCATTTGCTGCTGCTGTTTAGCCTGTTGGGCGGCTTGTTGGCCTTCTGGGCTGTCGGGATCGTTTACTACTTGAGGAGGCAGTGAGCGTTTAATGCGCTCCGCCATCACTTCGCCACCCGGCACATCCATGTTATCAATCATAAGGTCGGCAATAAGCGGTGCTTGTTGCGGGAATGCTTGAGCGAACTTAAGCATACCGTCTACTGCTTCACGGCGACGCGATGCAAAGGCCTTGCCTGCTGTTACAACGATATCATAATTACCTACCGTGATGTCGTTTAAGACTTCCGTCACACCAAGTAAGGGGTTTTCTTTCTTCTCGTTGACCTTAATGGTCTCAATATCATCTTCGGAGTTAACTATCTTAAGAAGCCTTTCGGTATCGTAAAACTCACCCTTCCAATCCTCAATTACACATCCCGTATGTTCAATACCGGCACGCAAATTATCTACAAACAGGAAGGTGCTTGTTACGCCTTGATGCTGCTGTTCACTGAGTCCTACTCCGGAGACGATATTAGATTGCTCTCCAATCTGAGAATTAAAAACGCCCGTTGTGCGTTGTACATCCTGAGCGGCAAGCTGGGCATTTTGTAAGGCTGCGGTGGAAGGCGTAGCAGGGTCTATTCTCTCTGGGCCGTTAGGCTGTGCTGGGTCCGGGGTATAGACTAGATAAGGTTGTGGGGTATTATTAGCATTGTCCCATTGTTCACGGTACATCTCAATCATCTTATGCGTTACTTTCCAAGGGGCCTTGGCAGTTAACGCACTATTCTCAATCGCCGTAGAACGTTCATAGTTGTAAGAATGCTGTGCATCTATCGCGTAATACACCGCCGAACGAAGGCAGGTCTTGCCTTCAATATTCACCTCTTCCCCTAATACCGGAATCAATGGGATGTATTTGGTCTTGAATAAACGCTCTTCCAAAACCGTCGAACCCGTACATTTACGCCACCGGATATTAATCCGTTCTGCTTGGCGCTCCTTTACCACCTTAAATCCCAAAGACTCAAGAGCGTGTATTTCTTCATCACCTTCAATCTGGATAACTGAACCGTTGTTCAATGCTACCAGTCGGGCCTGAATGCGTTCCTTTGAAAAATACTCACACAGACGTATTTGGTCATCATCCGCCCAGTCACCTGCTGAGTCTTCGTTTATGTTTACAATATCCCATCCGTATTGTTCGGCCTTGGGATAAAGGGATTTGAATGTATCCTTGCTCATTTTTTCAGTAACAAGCATATATTCAGCGTCTTTGCGTGTAATGAGCTTGGCTGAGGGGTCGCAGTAAACTGTTAGGGGGTTTTTAACAGGTTTTATAACGAGTGTCTGGTTGAATGCATCATCTGCCTCATATTCAGGCAGGATGCGAATCCATCCTATCCCACCACGCGCTGAGCATTCTAATGCGTTTGTATAAGCCTCATCTGCATTGCTATCGCGTTCTATGTGACGAATGAGTCCGGCAACAATATCCGCCATCTCTTCTGTTGCTGCACCACCCGCCGGGGATACCTTGATGGACATCTTATTTTGGCGGTAGTCTCCGATTATCTGCTTAACCACCAGATTAAGTAAATTGAAAGTAAGAGCAGGACGGTTAGAGCCACGCTTCTTCTTTACTTCCTCATCCCATTGATTATTAGTGGAGCTGATACGGGTGCATTTAACATAATTCTGGCGGTCTTCATCTTCTGCCTGTGAGCAATGGGCAAATCGCTTGCGCATGGTAGAAAGGATGTCATCATCCTTTGAGGTGTCTGCGCTTGAATTTCCCTCACCAACGCCGGCAGGGCGGCCTATTGGGCTTCCGGTTCCTATAAGTGACATTTATATATATCATAAGTTGTATATGGTTGATTTGTGCCATTTTGGCATCAGCGAGCAATTATGCGGTTAAAATGCTAATGCCCCACCGTATAGATGTAATTACAGGTTGTATTAACCAGCCATCCATGAGTTTTCAGAACGTGATTGCGTGCTGTATCTGAATAAAGGCGCAGGCTTGGCTGTGTTTAAGTTTCCATCCTTCAAGGCTACAGCAGCGGTTCTAAACCCGTCTGCGCCATGGGAGGCAGAGTCATGCTGGGCCTCGTTTAGCCACATGCCATTGATATCATCCCATTTCTTGCGATAGCTATCAAGACGTTGCAATCCTAATGCACATTTGGATTCATCAAACCTGCATTGCGGAAGGAATGGTTTGCAGTAATTACGTATATCGTCATAGACACTCTTTGTAACAGGTATGACCTCAATAGGCTTTATACCTACCTGCTGCGCCAGCTCCACGCCTGTATTGATATTTATACCCACGCGGCGTGTGTTGGCGTCATGGGGCATGTAATGTTTACTATAGGCGTAACCCTTGGCGTTGAGCAGGTTGGCATAGAATGCCCACCCCTGCCCGTTTGATTCATGGTAATCTATGAATCGGTGTTCTTTGTTAACATACTGGTAAAACCAGATACTAAACTGGTCTCTTGCGCCACCTAAATCCCAGAATGTCATTACCGGGCGGGAGGCGTCATAGGGTACTCGTCCTATGCCACCGGACTGCCTGAGCCTTAGCATTTCCTCGGCATAGAATGCGCCCTCAATACTGCCTTCAAATGCTTCATCCGGGGTGGAAGGATACTCACGCCTCATCTCATCACCCATGATATTGGCCTTAGCCGCATACCATGCTTTCTGATTAGGTGTCAGGGTGAAGGCGCTTAGATAAGTGGAAATCTCTTGGGGGATTGTGGTGTTAGCGGTGTCTTCGTCATTGAGCTTATATTCCGGATTATCAAACCATGCATAGAAGTGGAATCTCGGCTCTAGGTTAGTCAATGTCTTATCCTGTGCCTTCAGGTTACGAGCAAGGGCTACCAAATCAAAGAACTCGCCCGTTTTACCCTCAGCCGTGGATTCTATGAATATCTGCTGGCCGGCCTCAACAGTATTAAGTGCGCCGGTCTTGATTTCCATAGCCTTAGCAGGAAACTTAGCGCTTATCTTACCAAATTCCGATATGAGTAGCTTCTGATAGGTACCGGAACGCAATGAGGTCCCAACATTGAACGATGATCCATTATTGAACACCAGTTTCTTAGCGGTGTCTGTGTTGGCAGGACGCCAAACTTTAACATCTTCAGGGAGGTTGTCGTAAGCGAACTTAACCTTGTTATCGAATAGGTCTTCCGCATCTTCCCTAGTATGGGCTATCACGCCTGCGGATTGGTTGTCGTTGAATAAACAGCAGTCCAGAAAGTATATGAGGATGAATGTAGTAAACCCAAGCTGTCGGGCCTTCAATATTACATTAAAGTAATGCAGCGCCTTGTAGAAGTTTACCTGCGCCCAGTTCATTCGGAAAGGAATCTTCTTTCCCTGCTTGTTCTTAATGAAGTAAAGGCTGTTTAACCTTAGCCAGCGGTTATTCAGGCATTTCGTCAGGTCTTGGGAGATTCGCTGTTGTTCCGTTAATGACATTCAGGATTGAACCTAGAGAGAATTTATTACCATCTGCGTCAGCGTGCTTAATCTGTGTAGCTTCACCATACTTCTTAGACTTAAGCTTGGAAGCTATCCATTTACGGGTATCAACCCTCACACGGGCCTTTGCAGAGTCAGGCTCTGTGTCTGCAATCTCTATCATTTCATCTGCGTAAAAATCTGCTTGTTCTTCGCGGGCATGCGCGTATTGGGTCTGAAATTGCGGTGATTCCCTTAACCATCTGAGAATGCTACGTCTATTAGGCATTCCTTCTATTGCCTCTATCTTTCTGAGGCTCAGTCCTTCCATGATGTAATCGCAGACGATATCAGCTAGTTCCTGCGTATATTCTTTCATGAGATAGATGTAAAATCCTGATGATTTATTGATGCCCTAAGGTAAATCTGGGCGCACCTCTGGCAAGGTGGATAATGCATTATTACGTTTTTCAGCAATATTGTCTAGCACTTTCTGTGCGTTTTCTAATCCATGCTGGATAGTTCCTATTACTTTCAGGGCCAGAATTGAGTTTCCCCGGTTGTAATCATCCCATACCAACCAGACGATAATGTTTGATTCTGGCTTGGGAATGACGCGGATAATCTCTAGAAATACATCTGTGTCATGGCTTTGACCTGCGGGATGCTTATCATACAATACCCCCCGTATGTCGCATATGCCTAAAGTACGCTTGGCATGGATAAGGATGCGTTCGAAGCTCTTGGCAGTATCTAAATGCTCCTTGGTGATTCTGTTCATGTCGTGAAGGATATGGGGTAACCATGTTATACTTTGTAGCTTATCATCACTATTGCGCTTTATATCGCCTTTGGAGGCCCGGTAAGCGTTGATAACGGGTATGTCCTTGGGTAACCACTGGCTGGTATCAATTGCTTCCATTATAGCCCTCTGCAAAGCGTCTCTCGTATACGCGGATGATTTTCTTAAGCTGCTCGTCAAAATATTCAGTAATCAATTTTGGCGGCGTGGGGGCTTCCCCCGCACGCTTGTAACCTTCACGTTGTCTGCGTTGTGCGCTCATTCAGCAAATCCCTGACTCGTGCAAGAAGTGATTCCTGAGTTCCATATCGTGATTCAAAAGATTTAGTGCCTTTGTGAACGGAGTGGCCGAATTTGAGGGATGTTTGGGCGCTGTGGTGATTGAAACAGAGTGGGATGACATCCATGTTGGATGCCCTAAGCCCCATTCCTGCGCCGGTTGGATGATGTAGTTCAAGACCGATGCCCCCGCAATCAGAATTGTTTATTATGCAATCGATAGTACGGACGCGTTCATAATGCAACTGTTCTTCACGGGTTGGTTTCTTTGCCACGCTTGTCCCATTTCTCACCAGCCGTTGCTCGCCATAACCTGTTTACACCTTCGTAATGTTCCATAAATTCTTCCACTGGGGCTATGCGGCACAGGCTTACAGCATGAACCATACGGGAATAATTAAAATCCACCAACCTAAATGCATTGCGTGGTGGCGTGAAGAGATTCTCAACATACCATCGGTTTCTAGTCGTCACGCTCAGGCACTCATTGGGGTTCCACGCCATAATCTATTCTACCTTACCATTGATATTTATCAATATTAATCATAATGAATTATTTATGTGTTATTGTTTAATGTGGTCCTACCCCTCCCCAAACTTGACTCTTCCTGCTGCATAAGCGGGGAGAGTATTTTGGGCAATAGTTCGCTTTCCGTGCAACCCTAACCCTAAGGCTGCAACGCTGGACAGGGCTAGAGGTTGTCCACTAATACCTGTATGCAATCTGCCACCAAACGTTTACCAAGCTAGTTTTTGTTCTGGACTATACCCAACAGGGAACCCTAACCCCGCCCACGTGTTATTTAGCTTGCTTGTATATCACTATCAGGCTGCATAACCCTTTAGTAGCGCCGGAAACCCTCACCCGCTGAGGTAAAGAGCGCCGTTTGGTCTTCTACTGTTTTTGGTAATCCCGAACAGTCAAACAGGCGTCCTTGGCTTAAGAAAGCTGCAACGCAGTATTGACATGCGGGGAAATATGTGTAGGGTAAACATACCCTGTTACTACCGCAGTCCATACAACTGCATTCATAGTCCACACAAGGACTTCCTGTCAAGAGGCTCATCATTAAGTTGGTGAGCCTCTTTGATTTATGGCACTAAGAGAATATGGCTACGCGCTACCAACAGAGCGCTGTAGTAGCCATATTCTCGTCTATCGGATTCTGACGGAATCTTACTGCATTGCGCAGCAATGCCCTGATAGTACGCATGGCAAGAATGGACTGCTTTGCTTCACTCGGTGAGCGTTGCGCTGCGTCAATCAGCACCTGCCAAACTCTGACGCTGTTAAGCTTCTTAAACTTGATTGTTTTTTTATGAAGTGATGTGCTAAGAGGCTGCATTTGGTGCCTCCGGTGCATATGTCACACGCGGACGGTTAGCGAGCCATTCATCGACTTCACTTTTAATGAAACCGATTGCATTACCACCAAGTTGCCGGGGCGCTGGAAACAACCCCTTTCTAATATCTCTCCAAAGAGTTGTGCGAGAACATTTCCTACGTTCACAAACTTTTGAAGGACGCTCGTATTCAAGTGGCTCTTTTTCCATCCGTTGCCTCGTTGCTCATGTTGTTAAATGAAATACAAAGTAACATAATCAGGCAGAAATCATCCAGCGAAACTGGCCTTCACAATTCCGCGAATTAGCGTCACTGCCGCAGAAAACCTAAGATTTGGTGGGTCTCTTTTTTATAGAGCTTATGGCTCTGACAATGTCAGGATCAGAATCATCAACTTAAACTATCTCGGTGATGCGTATGGTAGTAGACTTCTTCTCACCCCGGACAGATTCCACCGGCATGATTTCACAAAACTTAGGGCTGTCATTCCATAAGGCGTAAGCCTTCACCAATCCATCAAGAAGGCTTTTAAGGCACGCATCGGGGTCAAGCATCCTTTCGCCCTTTGGATAGCATAAAGTTATCTGTACTCGCTTCTTAACCGATTTAATGGGTATGCGGGCAAGACGCACATAATGGTCTATGACCTTATAGTCTGCGTTTTTCATTTTGCTGCGTTTGGCCCAATGTGCGGATAATAGCTTATTCAATGGAGTTGGCATCCAATCGGGAATGGTGATTATGTATTCATTCATTGGTAGAAATCCTGAAAGGTCACTTCATTACCTGTAATCTCAGCCAGTTTGCGCAATATAGGCCTGCGCGGAATACTGCCTTTTGTAATATACCTACCTACCGCTGCCTGCGTAATGCCTAGCATTTCTGCTAAATCTTGCTGGCTAAGTCCCTGTTTTTTCAAGTATTCAGATAATTTCATAACTTTATGTACTTTTCCTGTTGACCTTGGATACTTCCTGTACTATAACTATTTGTATTGAATAAGTCAACGGCAACTAAGGAGGATTTATGTACCAGTCACGTTTAGATTACGAATACGAGCAAGCCTGTGAGGAGCTGGCCAAGCACAAAAAGAACAAACAAGACCTCATAGATTCTGCTTACACCAATGGCCTTACATCCAAAGAAGCAGAAGTTCTGCGGGAATATATCGCTGAAGGATATGATGAGGCTTTCCACCGCATTATTGAGGAAGCCAAACGTATACGTGACGAGTACGAGAATAAAGAACAACGCGCTCATGAACGTAGTGAATCAACCTATTATTAAAACCAACCAAAGGAGAGTCTAAATGTCTAAAGCCGTATTAGTTACTACTGAATTTCGCGGAGTTTTCTTCGGGTATGTGAAGAATGATAAAAAACTTCCAGACGAAGTTACATTAACGGGTGTTCGCAATTGCCTTTATTGGCACCAAAGCATTGGTGGATTTCTGGGGCTTGCTTCTACCGGGCCGAATAAGGAGTGTAAAATAGGAGCTAGAGTTACAGAACTTACTTTATACAAAATTACTTCTGTTTCGCCGGTTGAGGACGCAGCAGTAAAAGCATGGGAGTCTGCATAGATGAATGCCGTAGTAACCAAAGACATGGTTCTTAGGGTTCTACTGCACGGAGCTTGTAGCGGTAGTATTCCAAAAGTTGGCCAGAAACTGTCATCATTTACCACTAATGATTTAATCTGGGTGGAAAACCGAAAGCTATACACGCAAGAAGAAATTAAAAATACTATAGGCGTAAGCCTTCCTCTTTGGGTTATGTCTGGCAATGGCTATGGCAATGGCAATGGCGATGGCGATGGCTATGGCGATGGCAATGGCTATGGCAATGGCAATGGCAATGGCAATGGCTATGGCAATGGCTATGGCTATGGCTATGGCGATGGCAATGGCTATGGCAATGGCTATGGCTATGGCTATGGCAATGGCTATGGCAATGGCAATGGCAATGGCGATGGCGATGGCTATGGCGATGGCTATGGCTATGGCGATGGCAATTGCTATGGCTATGGCTATGGCTATGGCGATGGCAATGGCTATGGCTATGGCTA